ACTAAAGAAAAGAGTTGAAGATGGCGCGGTTGCTGGAAGCCATGCTTCGAGGCCAGAAACCTTTTTAGCAGAACCACCGTTTTGCGCATCGCCACGTTGGAAGAGAGTATCGCCGTTAGTAAACGAACCAGCGTTATCTACGGTAAAAGTGCCTGCGTCACGATCAACAGTTTGCACAACCATGGTTGTACCTGCGCGAATCGCGCCTGTTGCTGTTGCTGCGCAGTTGAGCTCCATACCAACTTCGATGTTGGTGATTTGATCAGGCTTAAGCATGGTCAAGGTGGCTCCTGATACGTTAGCAGTACCAAGTGAACCAGAGCCATCGGCATACATAGAAACCGCAAGAGACCGAGTAAGCGATTGGATAGCGCCGTCGATTTCAAGAGTTGCATACTTAAGGAACGCATCCGCTGCGCCTTCAGTGGCCTTAATGGTTTCGCCGGTGATGCTCGCGAAAGAGTAATCCTTCACACGAGTAAGGACGAACCGTGCAAGCTCAGTTGCAGTGTTCAGGCCTTGACCGGTTGAGAAATCAGCAGAGCGTCGGTTTGCGATACCATACTGAACTGGAACAGGCATGTTCTCACCGCCGAACCGCTCATACTTAGGCATGAGGGCGAGCAGTGGGTTGTCCTTGTAAACCATGTTTTTGACGGTGAGGGCTTTGTAGTGCTCCTTCAGCGCCTGGGTGACATTGTCGAGATTTAATGAAGTTGCCATAACTTACTCCTTATCGGAGCAAGCGCACCTTACTCCGAGCGAAACAGACTAGACCCGTACTTGTTCACCAGAATGTCGATAGACTGCTGGCGACTAAGCTTCGCGGGCTTATCCCCTGGTGCTCTCTGCACCTGGGTATTTGTAAGTGTTTTCGGCGTTTTCTCAGAAGCCTGAGCTTCCTCTTGTGCTTGCCCCGCCACGGGCTCTGTTTGCGCTGGAGCAAAACGGCTCTTGAGCCTTTGCTCTAGTTTGGGGACTTTAAGGTACTTTTCTGCTTCAGCCTCGTAATAGTCCTCAACGAGTTTAGCGGCCTCATTGTACTGCAACACTTCCTTCGTACTGTTGTAGTGCTCTTGCATTACTTCAGCGACGACATGGTAGCCGTTGTTAGCCTTGATGAAGTCGTACTCATTTGTATTGTCCACAAAACTCTGTATCTCGTCAACAAAACGACCGTAGGTATCTTTGTAGCGAGACATTTCTTGTTGCTTTTCAGCTTCTGCACGCTCTGCCTTCATGGCATCAATCTCGTCGCGCAGCCTTTTCATCTCCCCCGCCATCTTCTGCTCAGGGGTGATCTCACCATCTTGCAAGACTTGGTGACTGAGGGCTTCGTAATCTAGCCCTAACTTCTGCATGACTTCGTAAGGGTTCTCACGTGCAAGTCTTTGTAGGTCGTCAAACGATGAGACCGTACCTTTGCGGGCATCAAGCTCTTGCTGAATACGCTTCATTTCGTCGCGCTCTTGGCGCAGCTTCTTCTGCTCGCGAGCTAGTTGGGCAAATCTTCGAGAGAACGGGTCGGGCGCTGGTTCGGGCGGAGTTCCTGCATCGCTGCTCTCCACTCCATCGTGATTATCATCCGCTCCAGCTGTTTCATGTGGAACACCGTCTCCTCCAACGGATCCTCCATCAGCTCCGTTAGCAGATTCTCCCATATCAGGAACTGATTGAACCTCTTCTGCAACTGCACCTTCCTCAGTCATACTCTCTCCTTAAACTGGCACACCTTCTTGCGTGGCACCAGTTACTTGTGGGGCTGGCAATTCGGCTTCTGCCAGCACGTCAATGGCTTCCTTCGGCGGTGTTGCCGTAGGCGTTAGTTCCGTAGGTAATGGTCCTTCGGGGGGTAGCGGACCACCGGCGGCTGGGGTTTGACCTTCTGGCATGGCAGCGACAGGAGGTGCCGGTGGCTGGAGCAGCTGGAAGCAGCTCTGCATATATTGTCGCATCATCGCTAAACGGTCTTCAGGGGCACCGTTAATTTTTGCTTCAATATACGCCCGCTGGAAAAACTGTAGATGAAGTTGGAGGTTAGAGAAAGGCTCTGGTGGATGATACTTGCCTCTCTCTAGGATCTCTTCGACCAGCATCTCTGCTTCGTCTAGTGGTGCTGTGGCCAACTTGTTGTATTGCTCGATATCTGGGAAGTCGAGAAGACTACGAGTCTCCGCCTTGTCAATCAAACCTGCCTGCGACATCTCAATGACTGTCTGCAAACGTGCGGCTGGAGTGGTCGGGAGGAGACTCGCCGGATAAACTTTCATCCGATACTGGTCTTCACGCAGTTTAATTTCCGACCACTTTATCTTCTCTATGTCCTTATCTCCATAGGAAATAACTTCATAGGTTTTGCCCTGCTCAGACACGTCTTTGGCCAGGTCAATCATCTGACGCGCCACCTCTAAGAAAGCTTTCTCATAAGCTTGGCCAACAATCACAAAACGCTCGGTCTCGATGTCGCTGTACTCGCGCAGGGCAACACCAGACTCTAAGCCCGCAGGCTTGAGGCTTGTCGCAGACAACTGACTGATACCGGAGATCTCATAGGCTCGGTTGTAGAGTCGGTCGAGGTGGCTAAACACTTCGCCCGCTACAGTTTGCGGTACAAAGAAACGCGGTGGCTGACCTTCGTACTCGATGATGCCCCAGGTCTGGTTGTTGATCTGCTCTTTGGCTACCTGTGACCCGCGCTCCAAGAATACCTTTGGAGTCGCCAGGTTCATCTGCTCCTGAATGTTAAGGAGAAGTTGATTGATCTCTGCCTGGATGCCACGGAGTTGCTCTGCTAGGCCTTGGCCATAGTAACCAAGCATACGGCGAGTCCATCTCAAAGTGACAAACGGAAAGTAATCCTTCTCATACTTCTCGTCAAAGAGCGTCGCATTGTCGATGCAGATGATATGTCGCCCGTCATCACCACCAGAGACAGACGGGATATGCCATGCCTCAATCACCTCAATCATGTCCCCGGTATTGTAGCTCCGGTCTTCAGGGTCACATGGTGCTGCAGCTGCAATCTCTTCCTGATGTTCAGGGAACAAGCCTGCTACTACCTCACGCGGCATGACCTTACGCTGAAACATTTGACGCGGGTCGCCATAGCGTGCCTCGTACTCATCGACGATAATCTCACTTGGGAACACGCGGTCCACTTTGACTTGGTTGTCTTCTACAAAGACCTTGAGCACACCTGTGCCGAAGACGCAGCTGTCGAGAAAGACGCGCTGCATCACGTTGTAAAGGTCGACTTGGTAGAACATGCCATCTACAAACTTAGTAAGTAACTTAGCTTTGCGCTTCAGGCTAAAGTCACCACCACTTGTTAGGAAGATTGGACGCGGTCTCGTTTTGGCAATCTTGGCCGTGACCGTATTGCAGCACGAGGCAATGACGTTAAATGTAACGCGGTCATCATCAAAGAGGGTGCCGGTCTTGTAGCCTGCTGGGTTCAATGCGTTGTTGTAGTAGTTCTCAAATAGAGACAAATGCAGCACATCATGGTCCGCGCGTGTCTCAATACGGTCTTTGAGGTTTTCAAGCAGTGAGTAGATGAGATCTTGCGGGTTATCTTCGCTTGAGTCCCACCAAAAGTTCTGGTCCATGTACGCGCTTTTGCCAATCATTGCAGCCTCTCAATCGATGTGCCCGAAGCCCACCATCTATCTGAATCGTTGCGGTCGAGATTCTTTGCAGACTCTGCCCAATGCTTGTCCTCAATCATCTCCCAGTACTCTGGAGTACCATACTTAGGAGGCTCTATTGGTGCCTCATATCTATAGTGTCGGCATTCACGCCATGCGTAAAGCGCAGCATCGGCAAGGTGGTTCTCGAAACGTGCGTCTTCTTTACGGTGATCTTCATCCCACTGCAGGTTCTGCCACTCGTCTAAAATGTCAGACCCTTGTACTACCTTGAGGATGCCATCAGCCAAGTCTGAGTTCATCATGTCGATGTAGCTCATCTTCTTGGTTTTTTCCGCCGGGTAAATAGGGAGCCCGTAGCGAACCTTAAACTCTTCAACAATAGACTTACCCAATCCGCCGGTGTCGGCGACGATTCTGGTAAACTCGTACTCGTCGGCAAGATCACCGATTCGCTCTGCAATGTCGGTTGGCAGCATCTTGGACTGCTTTTGGCAGTCGACGATGAAGACATACGGTAGGTCTCGACTATAAGCCATGACGACGAAGGCAGTTGCATCGTGGTATCCAAGGTCGACGCCAAGGATGTATTCGAAATCATGGTCGTCGGGGAGGCCGTCAACAATGTTGTGGCTGTGATATCGGTACACAAGCGAATCGTCTGACCTAACCCAACGTCCGCACCACTCTCGCAGGTATACTGGATTGTCATCTCCCCAGCCTTTGGACTCGCGCTTTTTGTCGAGATACTCTCCAGCGTGTGGGATGTACTTGTTTTCAAGAATGGTCCAGTGATGCTGACTGAATCCGGGCCGAAGTCCTGTCGATGCTTCATAGAAAAACCCACTACACGCCGCTGTAGGCGTACCAATCATTGCCAAAGTACCGTCGCAGTCAATCAACGCGGGCTCTAAAACCTCTTCGACCAGCGCATCAATGTGGCGACCAAAAGACCCGGCCTCATCGAGAATAACCAACTGATATTTAAGGCCACGTAGTTTATCAATATCAGCTTCATCATTGGCACCGGTGAGGATGATTTGACTGTGATTTGGAAAGGTCGCGGTCAGTTCAGAGTTGTTGAAGTGGATATTTAGGTAATATTTGCGGTTTGCACGCTGCAATTCGGCCCACATGAGCTTCTTTGCGCTCGAACGGGTCAATGCGATGTATGCACACGTCGATTCCGCAAATTTCATGCATGTTTCGATGAGATAGTAGCAAGATGCATAGGTCTTACCGGCTCGACGACTACAAAGGGCCGTTTTCAGGCGTGTTTCGTCCTGAATATACTCCATTTGCTGCGGTAAGAGGTGTTTATGCCAAGCAAATGAGCGGTTTTCGGCATCTGGGTTCTCATCCCGTAACTCGGACAGGTCGCCATGCCGTTTTAGGTACTCTTTTAGTACCTGACGCGCATCATACTGCTTGTTTTGTTGACTCATCGGCTACCGCCTTAATTTTTGGTTTTCGACCCCTTTTTGGGGTCTCTTTTGGCCCCATTTCTTTAGATTCGAGCGGTGCCATCCACGAAATAGACTGGATTGGCACAAAACGGGGGTCTGAGTCACCATATTTGACCGAGATCCAGTCGCCCATCAAAATGAGCTCGTACTGTGGGTTGGTGTGAACGTCGATAAAGTTCTGATTGAATACCGGCTTGGCGTTTTCAGTAAGCATGATGCATTTAAGCGGGACTGACTGCATTGAGTTCTCCATTGTAGAGTTTGTTGACCTGCTCTAGTCCGCCTTCATGGCAGAGATGCGGGACAAGGCTAATGTTGTGCCGCCGAAGGTCTTTACGGAGAACAAAATCATGACTA